CTCAAACTCTTTTTGTGTTTCATAATCTATATGGTCTTCGTAGAATAAATCATTTACATAAGGCTTATAATACGAAAGTACTTTTTCCGAAATAGGTTGCAATGGCTTTTCTTTTTCTTCTGATATATTAGAATCCATATCTTCTAACATTTTCAGTATTTTAAAACTATCTGGAATATCTTCTTCAAAATCGTGATAATAAGACATTCCTATTTCTGAGCATATTTCTTTTAATCCTTCTGGAAATGTAAGGTCTTTGACATAACACACAAGATCAATTATGTCCGTTTGTCTATTACCTTTTATCATTTGTCGAGTCTTATTTAAGCAGATAAGGGACTCATTATTATATAAAATAATTGCTCCCTTATTATCTCCATCAGGATTACCAGCAGTCCAATATGCTCCAACTGAATGATATTTGATATGGTGGCAACCAACGGATTCTAATATCTGTTCACAATAATTATTTTCATATATGTAATTCTTCAACTCTTTTACATCCAAGCTGCCACCCTCCAATTAGTCACTATTTTTTGGTTTTTTAATGATATAACCTATATTTCTCCAAATATTTAAGTTCAAATCAATCTCAAATAACATAATCTTGTCCTTACTGCCTGCTCTGTTTTTATCTGGTTTAATACAAAAATATTGTTTACTTAAATCCAAATCTTCCGTCACTGGCTCACCCCAAGAATCACATTCTAAAACAACTTGATACTTATGATATTCTTCTTTATTTAACTTTTTACCAATGTTCAGAATATCAGCTACATGCTTTATCTGTTTTGCATTGGCAATGTTATTACTACTCAAACTAAAAATATCCGTAAATACCGTATCATCGCTTAACTGGAATACTGCATATCCGCTCATACGAAGTTCTTTTGTTAATTCTTTCAATTTAGTTGCAAACTGTTTAATCTGTGACCAATCATCAGTGTTATAACCTTTTAATGTGTCATAACCATAATATTTAATGTTCTGAACCATCTTTGCTTTACGCAATTCAAATTCAATTCTTTCAGGACTATAATCATCTCCAACATCTTTGAACATAACTTTGCCCTTACGATCACTACTATCAATCCAATCTGTAACTTTTTTTACATTCCAATATTCCTCTGATGTATCTTTTATTCTCTTTATGTAATCTTCATTGCTTTCAAGATAAACACCATTATCATCAATTTTTCTTCTGATAATGTCACCATTTTTATCATGGTAAACGCCTAATACAATCTCTTTCTCAGGCTTTGTAATATGTACGCCATGCAACTCTTGAAACTCTTTGTTGTTAATAACAGTCGTAATAAGACAACTACGAAGATCTTCTTCGTCCATCTCATTACTCATAAGAAAAAAGTTCTCATTTTGTACAAGTGCTACATAAGCTGCTAAAAGTACAAGCTTTCTTGTTTTACCCTCATTAGAAAGAAATCCCTCAAAGAGAACCTTTGTCTCTCTAAGACCAAGAAAAAATTCGTTATACATATACCAAGGGAAAGGTAAGCCGAAATTTGGCTTTTCAAGATATTTGTCGATTTGAGATGAGTTTTTATCAGTAAGCTCAACAGCTTCTTCGCCAGCATTAATTACTGTGTTTATCTTATCTGCTTTTGTACGGATAATTCTGTAAATGTCATTTGGTGACATTTTATCAAAGTTCCTATGAGATAATATTCTCTCAACTGGAAACCCATTTCTTCCATACTCTCTTACTAATGAATATTTCTTAACAGTATCAAAATAATTTTTCACATCATTTTCATCTGCCAAGGTCATAAACCTTTGAAGTGTTTTCCAACCTTTATACTGTTTATATAATTTAAGTCGTTCTTCATTCTGACTCATAAACACATTCATTTTTGTTTCATCTAATGTTTGTGAAAATGTAAGAAAATAAGTTTCAAGATTATCATAAAAGAACTTTGTCGCAGGATCAGAGAAATCATACTTGCTTCTCATAAATGTGCTGTAATTTACAATCAAGTCTAAATCCTTTGCTATAGAACCAACAAATAGGATTTCTGCTTGCACATTACAGTCTTTTAATTCATGTTCATTATCCAATATTATCTCCTATCCAAAAATATCATCCACTAAGCCTGAAATATCATCTGTATCAGCCTTACTATCTTTGGACACGTTAGTATAACCAATTGATTGACTGACAATATTCTGTGATTTTTCTGTTTCTTTCTCA